GTAAATTTAAAGTTTACCCGTCTGCCTATGCCTAACGCCTACGCATCTAAAATATGTGCAGGTAAAATTAAAGATCCTTCTGGAGTAAAAAGGAAAGATTTTAGAGGCAGCAAAGCTGAAGGTGGATTAATGGAAGCAACATCTAGATTAAAAAGACAAGGTTTAAAAAAAGGTGGTTTTGTTGCTAGAGGTTGTGGTGCCATTATGTCTAATAGATCTAAAAAAACAAAAATAATGTAAGATGTCAAAAAACGGTCTTGATAAATGGTTCGCACAAAAATGGGTAGATATTGGGAGCAAACGAAAGGATGGTTCATTTGCAAAATGTGGCCGTTCAAAACAGAAAGCGGATGCGAAACGAAAGTATCCAAAATGCGTCCCACTTGCAAAAGCCACACGAATGAGCGACTCGCAAAGGGCGAGTGCTGTCAGACGAAAAAGAGCAGCGGGTAACACAGGACCTAAACCAACAAACGTTAAAACATTTGCTAAAAGAGCAAAAGCTGCAAGCGGTGGATCAATCGGTGATAAGATGATTCGTCAAGCACAAAAGAATTACATTGGAAGTTATGTTTCTGGTGATTTAGGTGGAGTCAAAGTAGGAAACAAATCATATAAAAAATATTATTCTAACCCTGGTTTTAGGATGCCGAAGATATCATGAGGCGAGAACGAAAACCTATGCCAGCTAGAAATAAAAAAAATTTCAGACCTACAAAGTCTGGAGCAGGCATGACACGAGCCGGTGTCGCTGCCTATAGAAGATTAAATCCCGGTTCAAAACTAAAAACAGCCGTGACTGGTAAAGTGAAGCCAGGATCAAAAGCTGCTAAACGTAGAAAATCATACTGCGCAAGATCATTAGGTCAGCTCAAAAGAGCTTCAGCAAAAACTCGTAACGATCCGAACTCAAGAATCCGTCAGGCTAGAAGGAGATGGAAGTGTTAAAAAAACAAAAAATTAAAAAAGTAATGAAAGGTTTGCAGAAAGCATCAAAGACACATGCTGCGCAAGCTAAAACACTAAAAGGAGTATTACATGGCGGATCCAAAAAAAGGAACGGGAAAAAAGCCTAAAGGTTCTGGTAGAAGACTTTACACAGACGAAAATCCCAGAGACACTGTAAGTATAAAGTTTGCAACACCTGCAGATGCAAGAGCTACTGTTGCAAAAGTAAAACGTATTAGCAAACCTTTTGCTAGAAAAATACAAATCCTAACTGTTGGAGAACAGCGTGCCA